ACAATCGTTTTGCCCATTGATTCTGTGACTGAGCCCATTCCTCTCGATGAAATACCGAGTTGAGCACCAGACTCTACTAGTCCTCTAAGGATCCTTCCGGAAGGCGTATCGAGTACCTTAACTTTGCCCATAACATTTTTGTTTTCCATCCACACGGATGTTACCATGTGAGAGGCATTCTTAAGGTTGATCACATTATCATCTGGGTGGTCTAATTCTCCGAGCGCTCTGTTTTCTTTCACTAATTTTGAATAAGTCTCTATCTCTCGCATCATGACCTTATGGGGATAAATGCGACCATTACCGTTTTCAACATCAGACTCTTGAAGCTTGCCCGAGAGGATCATACCTCCATCAGACACGAACTTCTTCTCGGCTTCGGTTAAAAGGTCCTTGCAGACCCCTCCTTCACAAAGAGGATAGAACTCTCTTAATAATACTTTTGACATAGCTAACTACCCTTGCAGCATCGGCGAACGGGTTGGAGCTTCCACTTTCTAGTCCAGGTTTCTTGTAATGTGTTCATGTTTTATTCCTTCGTCGCTAAAAACCATATTAAGGACGTACGACGTCCCTGAAGAGAGGCACCCTAAAATTAGATAATTTATAGGTGTGACATCAAAATTAAATAGTTCCGTGTAGGGAGAAAGCAACATTAAAATCCAACCTACATGGAAGCCCATACACATTGGGCAGCTAAATAATTTTCCGAGCCAACCCTTTGTTGGTCTAATCTCGTCAAATATTGAGCCATAAACAAGCAGCTGCGTCAAACCGTATGCTGCCAGAATAAAAGTTAACAGCTCCATGCTATCCTCCTGAGTTGGATGCGTTCATGTTCGCATATGGCGAACGTTGGTAGCCCGGGCGAATAGATCCCTGTTCATCTCTGTGTGGGACCTCTCCTAATTCAGTGGCGTGCTCATCGTCTGGGTGAATGTATTCATCCTCTGCCATCGAAATAATTGCCTCTGTCGATTCAAAGTATGGGCGCTCTTCATCAATAAAATTTGAAATGTTTATTAGCGACAGTTTCGGGGTACTCAGATCTGGGTTGGAAGTGTCTTCCATCAGTCCTTCGATCGAGCCAAAAAAGGAGCCGGCTTGTACCGAGTCTGGCTTAATCAGCCCCTTCTTTCTCAAAAAAGTGAATAGGCGGTTTTGCGCTCCGTATACTAGGTCATTAATTGATTCTTTTGGAAAGGCAGTAATTTTATTATTTCTCTGCGATAAAACAATGTCTATATCACCGTGATCAAAAATCATTAGATCTCCATTCAGGCTCTTTCTTAAATCTAGCTCAAGGCGCACAACTGCATCATCTGCAGCTGATCCCATTCTAATCAGTACTGCCATCTTCGAAGATCTCCTTGACTAGTCCCTGAGTCCTAAGAACTGTTAGTAGTGTTTGCTCGTCAACAGTGGCGCTTGTAAACTGCCCCAGCTTGTCTATTACCTGATTAGTTCTCTCAATCATGGCTTGATCTGCTGCGATCTCTGGTGCTGAGAGTGATTGCTCGAGCTTATTTTTAAGTCGGCTGATTTCTTCATTTAGATAAATCTTTAACTCTAAAGCGTTATCTTCAAATGACGAAATGTAATAAGTCAATAAGTCTTTTTGTTCTTTTAATAAAGTGTCGTTATACTTGCTGTTAAACTTCTCAATGAATGTTTTAACAACTACGCCATCGATTTCGCCGGTTTCGGTGATTGTTACTGCCGGTGCTGACATGGCTCGGGTAATTTCGTTTTCAAGAATCACTTGCTCCTTTGGTCCAGTTTTATCAGAAAAGATTTGTGCAATAGTGGCTAACGCACGGTAGTTCGGAACGAAATTATTAAAGACTGTCGAGTCTAATTCTGTATTAATCTGCTTAATTAAGGCGCTCTGCTCTTTAAATAATCCTGTGGGATCTATTAGGCGCTTCGCTGATTTTGCTTCCTTGAGGATCCTTTCGGATAGATTGAAACTGTTTCCCTGATTCTCATAAAGAGAGCGGTGACATTCAAGATCTCTCCGGAGAAAGGACCCATCTACAAAATGCTTTCGAATAATCTCTATCGCCTTGTTACGACGTTGGACATCTTTTTTAAGAACGGCGACGGTTGCTTCACGGACCAATGCTTCATAAACAAACGCGCTGTTTCTTTTCTTATTGTGTCTAATCTTCATTTCTGTTCTCCGGATTCTGTTCAATAAAAGTATTTAATCCCTCAAGCATTATCTCGATTGATTTGTCAACCTTAAAGAGGTGTTCTTCTTCTAAAAGTTCCCCTGTCTTATAAGTAGGCTCTTGTCTTTCATAAAACCCTTTAGCTATGGTGGACGTCTTTGGTATACTATTTATACCAGCAAAGCCTAGGTTGCGATGCGAGGCGGGTTTATCGCCGGCGTAGACTTTCGCAGTATTGCTGCTACGTCGTCCTCCGGTCGTTTTCCTGCCATCTGTCCGGACAGGTTTGTAGACATGTCCTTTGGCGCCGCGGGTTAACCGGGGCTCATCCATGTTTCCGGGCGGGACAGCCAAGAGGGTTGAGTCTTCGCCACCACCACTATCGCCGCCGGCATCAGATGCTGGCATTTCTTCTGGTCCGCCGGCGTCTAAATCTAAGTCGCCGCCTAAGTCGCCACCTAAGTCACCACCTAAATCGCCCCCTAGATCACCTCCTAAGTCACCACCGCCCATGCCGGCTCCCTCGGCTGCTGCAGCTTCAGCAACCTGCTGTAGGGCTGCATCGTGTTTGCGGTCGTAATACATTTCGCGCTGGTTGCGTACAAACTCCTCGTGTGACATACCGAAAATGTTTTCAGTTACCCAGCGACGAGAGAAGAAACCTTCTGTAGCTGATCCTGCGATGTCGAACTTGCTCTTCCAAAACTCAAGCTCTTGAAGCTCTGCTATTTTAGAAGGATTGTTAAGGGTGAGACTAAAGCTTAAAAGATCGTCGCCGCGGAACCCAAGGGTGTAAAGATGAATAATACCAATCTTAGTTAGCTCGGCAACAATAACTCGCTGCAGTCTCTGAATGGTTCTTGCGAACCTAATGTCTTTTTGTGCTAGGGTGTCCTTGTCCTCTTGGGCACCTTCTCCCATTGCTAGATAAGACTGTGGCACTTTAAGGGCAGCAAATAACTTCTCTCGGAGATATTTAATGTCGTCAATCGCAGTAATGTTCTGTGCGCCGGCGAGACTGGAGATCTCTGTTGCTGACCCGGGTCGAATTGGAATGAAATAGTCTTCCTCGATACTCATTGGATTATAACGTAAGTCGACGCGTCCAGTATCTGCATCCATAACTTGATGACGTTTCAGATTTGTAACAATCTTCTCCATGTATTGTTCCACCTCATTCGGCGGAACGGCGCCAACGTCAATCTTAAAAACGCGGCGTTCAGATGAACGGATAACACGGTACGCCATCATAGCGTCCTCCATCAGAGTTAGCTGACGGAAGATGCGGCGGGCTGGTTCGAGGATAGAAGTGCCGTACGGTGCATACTTATCATTTCCTAAAACACGGAAATGTGCAACTTGCCAGTTCTCAAATGTTACTCCACCTGAGTTCCACTGGTACTGTATGTAATTTGGGTTTGTTGAATCCATTCCCTCTAATCTCTCGATCTCGGGAGTTGGCAGTGCGATCACTGATTGAACCCCGAATTTATCATCGATGTCCAAGAACAAAAAGAAGTCGCCGTACTTGCACATTGTACGAGCCCAGCCAAATAGGTTATACTTGACATTCAACACATTATCAAACAAAACACGAAGGACTGCTTCTATCTCTTCATTAGCACATTTGACGTTAAGCATTGGACGCAACTCTGAATAAGTTGTCATCTCATCTGCGTAAATGTCCATAGACGAAGCTATCTCTGGTGAGTATTCCATCTGGTCAAAGTCAATATAGCGTTCGGCTCTGCGTTGGTTCGAGATTGCATTTACGGCTATGTTATCTAAGGGACTATACAAAGTCTTTTTAAACTGTTGTCCTGAAATAGATTTAAACCGGGAGGAATATTTATCTAAATGTTGCCGGCGTATCCGACGACCCGATTGCGACCTGTAGCTGACGATGGGCCCAGAGAACAGTCGTGTCAGAGCTTTAAAAAGTTCTGATTGATTATTCGCTGGGTTATTGTGATTTTTTCTTCGTGCCATTTACTTTCTCACTTAATGATCCATTTAAATTGATTATAGAGATTATCTGCATCTCTCATTTTTTTATCTAGGGCGTTATCAGCCTTATAACCATGTTGTCCGCTAATTTGTGTGTTCATAGTTGTTCTTGTAGTTTTAATCGCATTAACAAAAGCTTTCTGATAGTCCATGTCTCGGGTACTAACTTGGATCGCGTTATCGCGTACCCAGCATGCTATAGCTAGGGACATGATTAAGTCATCATGATAACCCTTCATTGCTTGCGGCTTGCCATTTTTCCAAATAAAAGTTTTCATCTCAACCACAGTTCGTTTAGAATACACCTTAATTAGTTTGTTTCTAACGAACTCTTCCAACTTTGCTACAATCAGAGGACGAGTCTTCGATGTTGTGGTAAAGCCGGGGACAGCGGAGTTCATTGATTCTGCCTGATATTGTTCAATGTATTCATGTGTAGATTTTATTGAATGGTATAAGTTAGGATAACCGAATTCTAGCAACTTGTCAAGTACTGTATAACCAATATTATTATTTTCTACAACCAGCATGGCGTTGCCAAACTCTTTTCCGACCTCATTTAAAAGGTTTGCGTATAAGTCTGGGGAGATTTTTCCTTGGTATTCTCCAATGAATTCCATAGTTTCCAGCTTTAGTAGCTGAAAGGTGGAGAAGTCGGCGCTGTCGCCGCGTGATACATCAACCGCTATTAAATAATTACAGGAGGGATCATACTCTTCCCAAAGCCAAAAGTTACGATCGAAGCCGGTCTTGTAGATGGGGTCTTTTGTGTTTGCGTTTAACCAGTCCATGGATTTGGCGCCGATGACAGTTTCTCCCGACGAATTAAAGTTACACTCTAACTCTTGTGCGATTTGGCGCTGAGACATGTTTCTGGTCTCTTTTTCAAACCATGACTGATCGCGATCCGGATGCACATCCCATTTTAGAGTGGTGAGCCGGAAGTTATTTGCGCCGGATTCTGCATCCACACATGTTTTATGAAACCAGTTACCTATCCCGTTCGGGGTAGACAGAGCGATGCATCGACCACCAGTACTCAACGTTGGATAGAGACCAGTCCATAACTCATCTAATCCGTCAACGTGGGCAGCCTCATCAATAACAAGAAGGGATAGAGCTTCGGAACGACCTGCGTCTCCCGACGTTGAGGTTGCTTTAATAAAAGACCCATTTGACAGTTCAAATGAGTTTCGGTTGTCTACTTGAATTGTTGCAATCTTCAGCCAGTCTGGTAGGCTTTTTATAATTCCTTTGACTTTTTTGACTAAGTTGCCGGCGGTGGCAAACTTTGTTGCCATAACAAGAATAGCTTTATCTCGGTGGAAAAGCATCATCCATGTTACATAGCCAGCAGTGATTGTTGAAATACCAAGCTGGCGAGCTTTTAGAATAACATTAAACCGATAATCACTAAAATCTCGCAGTAGGTCATCTTGGAAATCAAATGTGTCAAAAAGTATATTCCCTTTATCTGGGTGTGAGATCCTAGCATACGTTTTTAAAAAATAAGATGGATCCTTGCCGGATTTTATAATTTCTTGTATCTGCTGCTTTTTGTCTAGCTTGAAACTCATTCATCTTCTTCGAATTCTACTTCTATTGAGTCAGACATTTCATCGTCCGGTGAGTTTACAGTTGTAGACAAGTCCGCTCCTGCTGCGACAGCTAAATCGTGAATAGCTGCCATGGCTCTTGTAGCCAAACCCTCTACGTCTTCAGATTGAGAGTCCATTCCGTCCATGTGATCGTGATGCATCATTGGATCCATTCCCATCTCTTCTCCGCACTCACTCATTGAAATCTCTTCCATAATAATCTGTCTTAATCTTTCTGTGGTGATTTTCATGATTTTGCCTCCGAATCTTTTGGTCGTTCATCGTTCGGGGTTTTGTCGCCCCAGCCACCTTGACCCAAAAAGGATTCCCATGACTTTTCAACTTGTGGCTCTGACTCTGAATCAAGCGCAACTGACTCCTCAACTCCACCGATTAAATAATCTTGCTTTGCAGTAACCCAAGAACGAATTCGTGAAGTGTTTTCTGCGCGCATTGAAGCCTCACCTTGCTTGGTCAAAGAAACAGACGAGCCAGTGATTTTCTTATATTCTTTTTTAAGGAATCCAGCGATGTCTTGTAGTCTTTGTTCGATTTCTGATTCGAAACCTGCTGTGTAAACTTCTTTTAACTGTACTTCCGATTGGTATGACAGGCACATTACATTTCCGGAGAACTTGACGTTAAATCCATCCATGACTCTCTTGTCAAGGATAGGGTCACCTTCTTCGCGTTGCAGCCCTGCTGCCAGTGGTTCGCCCTCTTCGTTGAGTGCTCCATCAAAGGAGTTGGCTGCTGCTTGAGCTAAACCTTGGACGATTTCATATGTTGTAGCCATTATTATTCTCCCTCTGTCTCTGCAGCGGGTGTTGTCTCTGCTGCGGGGGGCCCCAAAAGCTTATCTAATTCTACGACAAGATGCTGAATCTTCCTGGCGATTGAGCCGGAGGCAATGTTTGTCTTTTTTCCAGCTGCCGAAAGGCGCTTTGCAAGACCGGCGATAATACCGCGTTCTTCGTCAGTGACTCCCCCCTGTCTCATTCCTTTGGCGCCCAGTTCTCGAGCGGCTTGAGTGGCATCGCTGGTGCTCGCTGCTTCAAACTCTTCTAAGATTATCTTTCTTAAATCATTTTTGGTTATTTTCATTATTTGGTCTCCAACCTTTCTGCCAACGTTCCTCTCTATCTTCAACATATTGAACATAGCATTTATGACAGCACTCGTATTTTATTAAACAAACATCATCTGTGGTCTTTTTCATAAAAGAAAAACACACCGGGCAATGTTCCAGGGAATCTCTATTAAATAGTTTCTTTGATACCTTTATGCCATTAACATCAATTTTCTCCTGAAAGGTGCTATTAATAGCTTCTTTTCTGTATAGCTCCTTCATTTGAGCAAGATATTCTTTCTCTTTGTTTTCGTCCCAATTTGATCTAGGATTCTTGACAGCTTCTTCTCCGTATTTCTCGGCAATTGCCTTCTCGTAGGCAGCAACTTTATTTAGTTTCTCTTTGTCACTCATTGAATAGCCTATACGCGCCGTAGGATGCCGCCACACCGGTCGCAACGCCTCCGACATACCACCACAGCCTATTGTCGGAAGACTGGCGTAGAATGGATTCT